AGACAAGCGCCGCCATCCTGCCCGAGGGGAGGTCGCACCGGAAAGGCTGATACAGCTTTCCAGTGCTTGTCTGTGCCACGAACCTCGGGGATACAGAATCCCCGAGGTCTGCCAGGGGAGTCAGTTTGGGGATGAGAAGCTTAGGCTGACCCGTCGTCAGTCCGTCGAATGTCACCGAGCAGATCGGGACCGTCACGTCAGCGTCACCGTCCAGGATAGAGCCTTTCGGCACCGACGGCGCGGCGGCGCCCGAGCCGGGGGTTCCCTGGAGAACCTTCCACTTGACCGTCTCGACAAGGGTCGGGCTGGACCCGCTCACATCGCGGGTGTAATGAACACAAATGTAGTCCATGCGCTTCTTGCCTTGCGAGCCGCTCGCCACCTTGACGTCCTCGGGCGAGGTGACGCCGATATGGCGACCCTGCACGATCATGTCGCCGGTCGCGATACGGACGGTGTTCGCGTCGACGAGAGATGGGGCCAGTTTGCCGCCCGTCTGCAGCACATAGCTGCCAGTGCCGACTTCGCCCGCAATGCGGCGCCCGTCGTCGGCCGAGCTGACGTGTGGCACGCCCGCTTTACCGGTCACTATCTCCATTTAAGCCGTCCTTTCCCATATAAAGCCGTTCTGGCTGTCCCGCATGACCCACGTTCCCCCATAGGTGGCACCTGGGTTTTTGCCCTTGCTTTCCATATAGAGGGAGCCCACAGGGTGTGCAGCGAGGAACGTCTGGGCGGTCGAGGCTGCAGGACCCTGTGGCCCCGTCTCCCCGGCAGGCCCCTTTATGTTGCCCAACTTGATCCAGGCCATTTCGCCGTCACCCGCTAGGCCTTGTAGGTGTACAGGTTGCCCGTGCTCGCGTCGATGTAGACCGAACCGACCACGGCAGTACCTGTCGGTGCGCCGGTCCCAGCGGTCACTGAGGTGCCGTCGGCGCCCTTGGGCCCGATCGGGCCAGTCGGCCCGATCGGGCCGGTCTCCCCTCGCGGCCCCTGGGCCCCTTGCGCTCCCCTGGCGCCGGTATCGCCCTTATCGCCTTTGGGACCCTTCAGCGATCCGATGTTAGTCCACGCCATATCGCTCCCCCTTCACTAGGCACTCGTACCGTACTGGTAGACCTTAAAGCCGTCTGCCGTATCAATGTAGACGGCTCCCTCCTGCGACGCTGCCGTAGGAGCCCCTTGGCCGAACGTAATGCCTGGGCCAGCCGGCCCCTGTGCGCCCTTGGGACCGGTGTCGCCCCTGTCACCCTTTTCGCCCGTGGCCCCCTTGTCGCCCTTGGGCCCCTTCATTTCGCCGAGGTCCGTCCACTGCGCATCACCGGTCGCGGCGGTTTTCACCCACATGTGGCTGTTGTCGCTCGTGACGTAGGTGTCGCCGATGGCGGCATCGGACGGCAGCGCGGACGCGCTGCTCACCGCGCCCTTGACCGTTATGGACGTGCCGTCGGCACCTTTGGGGCCAGTGTCGCCCGTTTCGCCTTTGGGCCCCTTGAGGCTCACGCCGTTGATGGCGGAACCGACTCGGGCGGTAGACCTGCCCGGATCCACCGCCGAAATGGGATAGACACTTCCCTTGGCGTCGAGCACGAGGTCGCCGACCTGCACGCCGTCAGACGGGGAAAGCGCCGAGAATGCGACTTCGCCTTCCGACGGGATAGTGACGCTCGTCACGCGGACGCTGCCGCCCTTGGGGCCGGCGTTGCCGGTCGCGCCCTTGTCGCCTTTGGGGCCCTTGAGCGTTCCAACTTGGTTCCATGCGTTAGCCATTTGTATCTCCAATCTCGCCGTAGCGATAATAGGTGCCTGTCTCACTGTCGAGATAGAGGTCCCCGACGCGACCACCTATGGCAGGGGTGCCGCCCCCGACATACCACTTCGTGCCGGGCTCGCCTACGGCCCTCAGCTGCTCTCGCACCCAATCTTCGACATCAGCCCAGGTCTTGACCTCGTCATCGGTGTAGATGTAGCCGTCCGGCTTGGCCCTCGGGCGCACCTTGAGCACGGCGCGCGCGTGCGTGTCGCGCCCATCGCTCGCCCAAACGGCCATGTCGACGCCCGCAGTAAGCAGAAGCGAGGGCACCACGGCCTCTCCGCCCACGACCGGGACGACCAATGCGCGTTCCGATCCGGCGACGGCGAAATGTGCCTCCGTCACCCCCTGCAACGCGATGTGAACGCGCCGACCCGTATCCCATTGGTAAAGGGGCGGGCCGATGAGTTCTATCTGCTTCATAGCAGTCTCCTATCTCCCCACCGCACCAGGCGATGCGCCATACGTGGCGCTGTAGCCCGACCCCGCGGCCTTTACGATCTTGCTGCTGATCTCGACCGAGACCGTCACGTTTGGCGAATAGTGCCTGGCCTCGACGATATCGCCGAGGCCGAACTCGACGCCCTCGTTGACCGTCACGGTCACGCTGCCCTCGGACTGTTTGTCCTTGAGTCGGCTGAGTGCCTGATCGCGGAGATCGTCGCCCTCGGTGTTGTTGGCGTCGTAGTACTCCTCGAGCTCGAAGACGCCGGCCATCGCCTTCACGGTGCCTACGCCGCCTTCCCGGTCGGCGTAGACGTCCACGACATCTCTGGCCGCAAGTTCGCCCTTGCCGGCCGCCTTGAGGTGATTGGTGACGAGCAGGTCGCTCTTGAGGTCGAAGTTTACGAGATCGGAGTCGACCCTGCCGCGCCAGTCTGTCACCTTCACCGCCTGGAGCCTGCACGATCCGCCCACCCACCTCGCATCGAGGCGAAGGCCTGCGGAGCGCATCGCCAGCCTAAGGTTGGTCCAAGCGTCGGGTGCGTCCCTGTTGCATCGGTAGCTTACGCTCACCCCGGCGTCGGCATCGGGAACCGTGAAGAGGGAGCCGATGTCGAGCCGTTTAACCGCGGAGCGCAGCACGGCGTTTGCGTCCCCAGAGAGGACAAGGTAGTCCTGGCCCGGATCGGGCCACAGAAGGCGCTTCTCGAGCACTCCAGTCCAGGTCGACCCGGTCCAGTGCAGCTCGGACGAAGTGCGGCCAGTCTTGAGCTCAAAGCCCTCGACGCGCCCGCCGATCTCCAGGCCGTCGGCGAAAACACGCCAAGCGGCCTCCGGCAACGGTACGGACGAGTCGCGCACCACGAGATCGAACGAGTTGTCGACGCCGTCGCCCCAGCCCGAGTCCATATCCAGCTCGAAGTTCGAAATCGGGAAAAGCGTCCTGCCGGCGCTGTCGGAGACTATGAGCTCCAAGGCGGCTCCCCCTCCTCAAGATAATGGGTCATGGTGAAGCCGAACGAGCCGTCCCACGAGACAGAGGACGTGCCCGGCCGCAGCTGCTCGAAGCAGTAGGAGCCGCTTCCCGCGCCCTCTCCGCGCATGCCGTCGGCGAAGCGGTCCTCGGTCTCACCGTACATGCCGACGAGCTTGATCGTCTTGGGGAAGCTCGAGCCGTCGATGATAAGCCTGGAGCCGCCAGGCACTTCAACGTCCGCGGAGTAGACGTTGATGAAGTCCCCCTGCGTCACGGTGATGCGCGGTGACGACGCGGGACCGAAGATCGTGAGCTTAAGGTCGGCAGGCACCAGCCCATCGACGGTGACCGACCGGCTTGCGACCGATCCGCCGTAGTCGAACTCGAAGTCATGGGGGAAGTCCAGGCCGGTCTGGTCCTCGTCCTCCCGGGCGTAGAACTCCTGGGCGACCTCGCGCCGCCAGGATCCGTCGAGCAGCAGCACGGTAAGCGTAGCGGCGATGCCCCGCCTGCCATAAATCTGCGAGGTCTCGGACTTAGCGATATAGGCGCGCTGGTACCAAACACCGTCGACAACGAGGCGACCGGGCTCGCCGACGGAGATATCCCTGTCCGCGAGCCGCCTGAGCCTGTCGGCAGCCGCCGAGGACGCCACGGCATCGACCGTCGCCTCCCTCGCGTCTCGCGAGATGCCGTAGGCGCCGCGCCACGAGAGGTCGTAGCTCCACTCGCGCGAGCGCACGCCCGCAGCGGTGCCGACGAAGACGCCGTTGCCATCGAGGTCGACGCTCTCGCCCGATGACGACACGTAGTGCATTCTATGCATGTGCCACCGCCCTGATGTGTCTGTCGAGGTCGCGCTCGAGCGTGACCGGCGTGTACTCCCGGATGATTGTCGGAAGGTTTCGGTCGAGCCACGCGATGACCGCAGCGCCGTCCGAGCCGCCGCCGACATCCATCGTCTGGGCGACCCCCCTGCCGATCCCGCCCAGCACCTTAGGGCTCAGCGGGATGGCCGCCTCGTCGTATCGCCGGTTGTCGCCGATTCCGATGACGCGCGGGCTGTTCGGTCCGAAGACCGCGCCGCCGGCGTACCAGTTAACGTTGACCGACGGGACCGAACCCGTCTGTGCGTCGAACTTGCCGCTCATCGAGAAGTGCGGCAGCGGTCCCACGTTGATGCGCGGAAGCGTGAGCCGCATCGATCCGACCTCGGCCGACATCTGCCGGCAGGCCCCCATGATCGCAGAGCGGGCGGCACTTGCCGCATCCCTGGCGGAAGCCGAGAAGCGGTTGAAGGACGCGCCCGAGCGGACGCCGAACGAGACTGCGGACGCCGACGCCGACGCCATGCTCGCCGCGACCATGGAGGCCACTGCTGCCACGGAGACGGAAAGCAGCAGGGCCGACGCCGAGGCCGCCCCGCAGGAGGCGGAGAAAGATGCCAGAGACGGCGGCGCGGCGGCAAGGGCGGGAGCGGCGGCCGCCGCCGCAGCGGCAAGCGCACCAAGGCCGGCTGCGGCACCGGGGGCGCCGGAGGATATCTTGGGAATCGCCTTCCCCATGGTTCCGAGCCCGTCAGCCGAGGTCGAAATGGAAGCGGCTGCGCCCGCCATGGCGACGTCGAGCGCAGCCATTCCAAGAGCGAGGGCGGCGGTCGCAAGTGATGCAGCCGTGGCGCCGACGGCGAGCACCGCCAGACCCGCGCCCGCGGCGAGAGAGCCCACGCCGAGCACGATGAGGCCGGCGCCGCCGACCATGGCGGCGGCGCCCAGGGCCGTGGCGGCGACCGCGAGCGGCATGGCGAGCGCGGAGCAGGTCGACAGGCCAGCGCCCGCCAAGAGACCGCCAGCTCCCATGACAATAAGGCCGACGCCCGCGACGATGGCGGCCATGCCGAGGGCCGCGGAGGCGACCGCACATGCCGCTGCCCCGGCGGCGAGCGCCAGCAGCCCTCCCGACGCCGTGAGGGCACCGGGGGCCAGCACGAACAGGGAGGCTCCGAGCGCGGCCATGCCGACGGCGGCCTCGGGGCCGCAGGCGGCGATGGTCGGCAGCGCGAGTGACATAATCGCGAGGCCGGTGGCTGCGAGCAGGATGCCCACGCCGGCGAGCGCGACGGCGGCGCCGAAGGCGACCATGCCGACGGAGCCGGCAGTCAGGGCGGGCCCGAGCGCGGCGGCGCCAAGCGCCAGCCCGGCGATGACCGTCACCATTGCTGCCATGCCGATTGCGGCCTGAGGCCCCGCCTCGCCGAGCTTTATCGCGGAGAGGGCGAGAAGGCCGATGCCGCCGCACGCCAGCAGAACGCCGGCTCCAACCATGAGGACGGCCGCGCCGAAGGATGTCATCTTACCGGCCGCCGCGCCCGCGGCTGTGCCGGCGGCGGTCTCGCCCGCAGCCGTGGTGGCAAGACCTGCACCGGCGGCGGGTGCCGATGCCCCGAGGGACAGCAGGGCGCCGCCGATGACCTTCAGGAGCGAGCCCACAGGGCCGCCGGCGACTTTCATGACGAGGAAGGCGCCGCCGACGCCCTTGACGACCGGGGCAACCTCCTCGGAATGCTCGGAAACCCATTGGAATGCGTCGCCCACCGAGCGGATGACCGGCTCGGCGGCCTCGAAGGCGTCGTCAAGGGCGTTTGCGGCATCTGCCGCGCCCTCGGCGGGACTCGACCACCCGGTGATCTGCGATACGGTCGACCATATGGCGTCGCCCGTGGAGGACGCCGTGTAACCGAGCGCGTCAAGTGTTCCCGCGAAAGATGAAGCCGCCTCGTTGTTGAGCAGCGTCTCGCAGAAAGCGGAGGTCATCTCCACTGCGCCGGCGAACGCGTCCCCGACCACCGAGACCCCGCCCGCGACAACGCCGGAGAACACGGCGGCGAACGACGACGCCGCGTCCCGGATGCTCGGGTCGGCCATCGCGTCGGTGACGGCTCCGAACGCGCCGTTCACCGTGCCCTTCACGCCGTCGATGACGCCGACGATGTTGGACGAGCCGATGGCGCCGATAATCTTGGCGACGCCCTTTGGGAAGGCGTTGCACATGTTGGAAAACGACGTCTTGATGCCGCCCGTCGCGGCCTTTGCCTGCTCGGAGAAGCTCGTGATGCCGTCCGCGCCGTTCTTGTCGAGGTCGACCACTGCGTCGGCGAAATCCGAGACCGTGACCCTGCCGTCCTTCATGGCCTGGTAGAGGTCGGATGCCGATGCGCTCTGCCCGAGCATGGACTTCGCCACCTGGTCGAGCTGGCCAGGCATCGCCTGCTGGATGCTCATCCAGGTGTCCATCTCCATCTTGTTGGTGGAGACGGCCTTGGTGAGCTGCGTCATGGCGTTGGACTGGATGTCCTCGGACGCGCCGCCGGCGAGGACGGCATCGTTGAATGCGAGGTAGCGGTCGGTCGCCTGGTCGATCGACTTGGACGACGGCGCGAGCTGCTGCACGCCCGTCGCGGCCGCGTCGAGCCTCGTGGGGAGCTCCGACAGCCTGTCGGACAGGGTGTCGATGCTCCTCTGCGACTCGTCGGCCCCGTAGCCGAGCGACTGGAGCACCTTGGGGAAGTTGTTGAGCGTGTCGACGCGCGCGACCGCGGCGTCCACGCTCGAGGACACCGTCGAGACGACCCTCTGCACCACGCCGACAACGGCGCCGGTGATGACCGCGGCCTTGGCGGAGAAGCCCGATGCGACCCTGCTCGCCATGTTCCCGCCCGCCGTGGTTCCGGCAGACCCGAATGCGCTCGAGAGCGACGACAGCGTGCTCCCCGCCGAGGAGAGGACGCCGCCGCCGATGGTGGCGATCTTCGCCATGAATCGGCCGGTAGCCTTCTCCCCCGCGGACAGCCTGTCGGTGAGCGTCCCGGCGCTTCCGCCGAGCTTTCCGAGTGCAGACACGGGTGCGGAGGTCGCGCTCGCCAGCCGCTTCTGCGCCGAGGCGAGTTTGGACTCGGCCGCCTGGGCACGCTCAGACGCCGTCTGCGCCCTGAGCTTGGCGGTGACGAGGCTGCTCTCGGCGCTTAAGGCCCTTGCGGATGCCGGGCCGTACTTGGCAACGGCATCGTTGTACTTGACCTGGGCCGCCTCCGCCGACAATGAGGCCGACTTCGAGGTCGCCATCGCCGAGCGAAGCTCGAGCGTGGCGGATTTGACCTTGTTCTGGAGCCCATCGACGGCGTTCGCGCTCGCCGCGCTGGAGAAGGCGGAGGAGAATGCGGCGCCGGTCGCCTTGCCGGTCGCGGAGAATTTACCAGTCGCGCCGGAGAGCGCAGAGGAGACCCTAGCGACCAGGCCGCTGCCGCCAGACTTGCCCGCCGCCGCGGAGAAGACCCTTCCGAAGCGCGACCCCGAGGAGGATCCCGCCCCGGACAGGTCCTTGTCAACCTGGGAGGCGAAGCCAGCCATGGACGGCATTACCTTTACGGATACGGATCCGACGTCTGTGGACATGGCGCCTCCTTATACATCGATTCCAAACGACGAAGATATCTCGTACTTCGCCGCCAGCGCCGAGTCCCTGCGGCGCTCGTTCCTGGCTCGCTCGCCCGGCGATAAGATCCGCTGCGGGGCGTTGACGCGCTTTTTGGCATCCTCGGTGAACCCGTAGTGGAAGCACCTGAGCTCGTGCTCGATCATGTCGAGCAGGCGCGTCTTGTCGTCCCACAGGTTGTCGGGCTCAAGGCGAACGGAGACCCGCGAGCGCGCCGGCAGCTGGGAGTAGAGGACCTGCCAGCGGCAAAGGTCCTCGTCCGTCGCCCCGTCGAACCCGCCGCCGAGGGGAAGGTCGATGCCGTACGTCTGACGGAAGTCGGCGACGACCTCTCCCCTCATGCAGGTCCAGGCGGCGGCGAAGCTGGCTAGTTTTTTGCCGCGGCCTCCATGGCGGCCTGGAAGAACGCGCCCCAGCGCTCCGCCGAGCAGTCCTGCCCGTCTTCGCCGAGCTCGTCCATGTACTCGACGGTCTTGCCGTCGAAGATCTCGTCCATCGCATCCCACACCTCGTGCATCTTCTCGGGGATGCCGTCGTAGGCCATGGCGCGCTGCACCTTCATGGACTGGATGGCCTTCTTGTTGATCTGATACTTCTTGCCGTCGAACTCGAACTCGAGCGCGCCCTCGGGGCGCTTGGCCGCCATTAGGCCGCCACCGTCTCGGTCGACTCGATGTAGTCGTAGCAGGTATTGCCGTTCTCGTCGGTGAGGTACTTCATCGTCAGGGCGCGCTGGCAGAGCTCGGAGCTGGAGATGGTGAGGTCGTCGAGCTCGGAGGACTGGCCGCGCGGCACGACCTTGGTCCACTTGCGGCCGTTCTTCAGGAGGAGGAGCAGCACGTAGGCGAAGGTCGGATGGGAGTCGGAATTGTGCTTGACGGTGATCAGGCCGCCCGCGTCGGTGACGTTGCCGTCGCCGTACTGGCGCTTGAGCGTCTCCGCCTTGATCTCGGCGAACGTGAGCTGTGCGGACTCCACTCGGTTGGAATTGCTGGAGTCCATGAGGTCGCCGTTCATGTCGACCGTGTCGTTGGAGTCCTCGGAGACGGACTCGACGTAGCCGTCCTCGGAGATAAAACCGAGGCACTTGAATGCGGGATCGAGCTCGATCTTGTTCTTGATGACCTTGCCCGGCAGGGTGGTGCCGGTGGGGGCCGAGAAGATGTAGCCGCCCTTCACGCCCTTTCCGGCGCTGACGTTGTTGGAGTCGTTCGCATTGCTGACTTTGGCCATTCGCGCGTTCCTTTCTACTACTCGCAGATCCAGAGCTGGACCTGCACCACGTACCTCGCCCTGCGCGTGTCAGGGTCGGGCATCTTGTATTGGTTCGTGACCTCCGGGTGGAAGACGTTGGGAAGCTCGTCCTCCAGGGACGGGACGGCCGCCTTCACCTTCTCGGCGAGGGCTTTCGCCAGCTTCCTGCCGCCCTTGCCCTCGGTCCCCCAGCAGTCGATATCGAGTTGGACCGGCTCCAGGAAGCCGCCGCCCCCTCCGACCTGCTCGACGGTGACGTACGGCTCCGGGTGCCCGGCGACCGGCTCGAGCGTCGCGTCGGCGCCGGCAAGTTCGCACAGGCACCTCGCGACATCGGCCTCTATATCCATGATCAACCTCCGGACGAGAGCGCCGCCCTCGTCAGTATCTTGTGTTTCGCCTGGGCGTGTTTGGCATGCTCCGAGCATGCGCTGACCCGAAAGCCCTTGGCGAGCGTGCCCTGGCAGCGGCTAACCCTGAAGGCCGGGACGTCGTGGCCGTCCGGCGCGAGCATCGACGTCGCGCGGGCGGCGATGCCCTCGGCCTTGCCCCTGAGCATCCCCTGGAGCGCGGCGTTGCCGTCCATCGCCTCGGCGTACCCGAGGCGGCTCCATTTGAACTTCCCCCAGCTGTACTCCTTAGCCATCGGCCGCCTCCAGCTCGATCGGGTAGCACCAGCGTCCCGGGCACGCCTCGGGGGCGTAGGGCCTCGGGTCGCCCACGACGCGCAGCTCCTCGCCGCGCACGCGGACCGAGCAGCCCTTGAGGCGGATGCCGGCCATGTCCCTCGGGAGATGCACCGTGTATGCCACGGTGGCGCCCTCCGGCCGCGAGGCGTCGAGGTCCGCGGTGGCGCCGGGCGCCACGACGGCGTCGACGTCGCGCTCGGCGACCGCCTCGGAGACGGGCTCGTGGAGGTCGTCGTACACCGTCTTGCGGGAGATGACCGTGACCGTCTCGGTCGGTATCCCCGTCATCGGCATCACGCCTCCTCCCAGCGGTCAGCGGCGGTCATGGGCTGGATACTGCGCACGCGGCACCCGGCCAGACCGAGCCGCTTGAGGTCGGAGCGCCCCAGGTAGAGGTCTCCGGTCGGGTTGGCGAACGTGACGCTCGACGAGTACGGGCCGGTCGTCTGCGTCTGCTGGGTGATGCCGGCCATGGCGCCGGGCGCGTTGACCGCCCGGGCGACCATGGCCACGCAGACGGACTTCACGTTCTCATCGAACGTGGGATTCGAGCCGGCGAGGTACTGGACACCCATACGGCGCCGATATGCCCCGCGCAGGTACGCCGAGGCATCCTCGAGCAGCGCGGCAACCCTGGCCTCGTCCTCGGCGGCACCGCAGCGCGCCTCGTAGTCGGCAACTGTGGCGAAGGCGCCCACTAGAGCGTCTCCAGGATGGCGATGAGCTCCGCCTTGGTCGCCTTGCGCGGGGCGAAGCCGTTGGCGGTCTCGATGGCATCGCGCAGCTGTTGCACGGTCATCTCGGGTGAAGGCTTCTCGTGCACGGGTTGCTCGGGTTCGTCGTCCACGACGTCCTCGTCCTCGGCGGGCTCCGCAGCGGCCTCCGTCTCGGCGGGCGGGAGGTCGACGTAGCCGCCGGCGGACAGCTCCGCGAAGCGCTCGTCGGTCAGCTCAACCTCCTCCCCCACGAGATGCACCGCGAGGGTCTCGCGGTCACGGTACGGGTAGGTGACCAAAGCGATCATGGATGCTCCTTAGGGTTGCCTAGGCGGTCGGGGCGATGGTGCCCTTGACCACGAAGTCGATGTACTCGGCGAAGAACACGAGGCCGACGTAGGCCACGGTGTCGTAGGTCAGGCTCTTGAGCTCGGGCGAGTGGGACACGGCGATGTAGCCGCTCTCGTCGGAGTAGAAGCCGAACAGGTCGTCGCCGTCGGTCGGTGCGACGTAGACCTTGATGTTGTCCTTGACGGTGGCGTAGATCGTGCCCGCGGCGACGGAGCCGGTGGACACGAGCGTGCCCAGGCCCGCCCAGTTCTCGATGTAGGAGATGCCGAAGGCGCTGAAGACCTCGGACTCGCCGATCTGCTTGGCGAAGTCGACCGGGTTGGCGAAGTAGACGGTCTCGCCGCTGCCGAAGCCGTACTCCTCGGTGAGGTTGGACAGGGCGGCCCAGGCGTTGGCGGCGGTGGCGACGAGGCTCTTGCCGGTCGCGGCGGTGGTGCCCTCGGCGCCGAGCGCGGCGACGAAGTCTTTCTTGATGTTGCGCTGCATGTCGGAGATCATCGCCGCGTCGGTCTTGTCGACGGCGCCGTCGTAGCCGCGCTTCTTGACCTCCTGGAGCGTGGTCTGCTTGCGGTAGGGCTTGAGCGTCACCTCGTAGGTCGTGACGTCCTCGTAGGTGTAGCTGGAAAGCGGGATGTCCTGGCCGGCGGTGTACGCGACCTCGGAGAGCTTGCCGGTGATCTTCTTCTGGTGCAGGGTCTCGCCGACGGCAGCGTGGATGGGCGCGCAGGTGGACAGCATCGCCGTGAGCTTCTCCAGCGACTTGGTGAAGGTGTTCACGAGGTCGACGTTGCGCGCGGCTGCGAGGGTCTTGATATCGGGCATTGGGGCCCCTTTCTCCCCTTACTTGAAGAGGTCGATGTTGGCGGCGATGGCCGCCATGCGTTCCTTCTTGTCCTCGATTCCGAGGATGTCCTTCTTGGAGGGCTTGCCCGGCTTGGGCTTGCCGCCGGCCTCGGGCGCCTTCGGCGCGCCGCCGGTCGGTTTCGTGATGGCCGCCACGGCATTGGCCTGCTCGGTGAGGGCGTCCTCGTCCTCGCCGTTGAGCGTCGCCACGATGGAGCGGTCGATTCCGGTGGCCTTTGCCACGGAGTCGACGAGCGCGGAGCGGGCGGCGCTCGCCTTGAGGGAGGCGTTCTCGCTCTCGAGCGCGCTTAGGCGCTCCTCGACGGTCGGGTCGGTCTTGGTCGCGGCTGCCTTGAGCTCGTCGAGCTCCTTGAGGTTCGCCTTCGAGCGGCTCTCCCACTTGCGCGACTCCTTCAGCGCGTTCTCGTAGAGCGCCTTGTAGTCGGGCTCCTGGCCGGTGTCTCCGCCCTGTGCAGGGTTGGTCGGCTCGGTCTCGGTGGGCGTGGTCTCCTGGGCCATGCTCCCTCCATTTCCGCCCCGTGCGGGGCATCGTCTTGCCCCGTGCGGGGCGCTTTTCGGCATGAAAAAGGCCACCCGTGCGGATGGCCTGGTTCAACGTTATGGTCGGGGCGGCGGGACTCGAACCCGCACGGGCGATGCCCACGTGCTCCTGAGGCACGCGCGTCTGCCGTTCCGCCACGCCCCGATGGCACCTGGCCGAGGAATCGAACCCCGGTAAGCGGTTTTGGAGACCGCCGCACTGCCATTGTGCTAGCCAGGTGTGTATAATCTGATTTGAAAAGCCCTGGGCGTGCTGGATAGCTAACCTAGGGCTTATTTATTTATGTCGTCTATGGCCCCGCCCTTGGTCAACAAGATAACGTGGTCGATGTCATGCCTCGACATCTCAAGCCGCACGCGCTTCAGCGCGTCCTCTCTTGTCACAGGGACCTCCTCGCAGTTAAGCACGACGATAGAGGGCTTTACCGGCCCACCTTCCGCCTTTTCGAACTGCCGCACTGCCTTTCTTATATTGCGCTCGATGAACCTAAGCCCGTTGACGCCAGACGCATCGCTTGTCGGGCTCTTCAGCTCGCATAGCTTGCCGTCGAGCAGCAGGTCGATATTGGAAAAGCCCTCCGGCGCGTCCTCCTTACGGACGACGACCTCGTGACCGGCCGCCCGAAGCGCCTCGTGCGCCGCGAGGTCGTAGGAGCCGCCGCGCTCGTGCGCGAAGGTCTCTTTCGGCTTCTTGTACACGATTGGAGGCCCAGGCGAACCGAGCACCGCACGCTTCGCCGCGTCCTTGTCGGCGCTCGTCAGACTTTCGTCCTCATCGATGTTCTTGAACTGTGCCCACTGCTCGCGAAGCTCCTCGGGGCGCACGCCCTCCACGAGCTCCGCGTCCGGGTCGTCCTCGAAGCCGGGGACCACCTTGCAGTCGCAGTGTCGGTGGAAGTGTTTGAACTCGCCGGCGGATTTGCGCGTGTGGTAGACCGCGCCGCGGCTCGCGAGCATGATGCAGAAGGTGCAGGTCTCGAAGCCCGTCGGCACGCGCGCGAAGCGCACGCCGGCGCTCCTGTCGCGGCCCACGTTGGAGATGATCGTCTCGTTCAGGCTGCGGAACGCGTCGTTCCTGGCGTACTCGCCGCACGCCCTGGCGAACGCCGCGTCACCGCCCTTCACGAGCTTCTTCGCCTGGTATCTGGCAACGGTATCGACCGATTCTGGCCTGTAGGTCGTCATGGTGACGGCCTGCTGCAGCCTGGCGCCGTTGCGCTCTGCGAGGTCGTCGTACCACTGCGCCGCGAACTCCGCCGCCACGTCGTCGTAGCCCTGGACGAAGCCCTCCATGATGAGCTTCGCGGCCTCGCGTTTCTCGGCGACGGTCGCGCCCACGTGGGAGCGGCACCAGGCGAGCACGGCGGCCTCCACGTCGGATGCCGCCCTGTCTCCTATCTTCGCCACGGCCCGGTTGTAGGCCGCGAACTCAGGCGCGCTAATCATCGGCGGGCTGCGCAGGTTCTGCCGCCTGGGTGACGCCCGCCATCAGGTCGAGCGCCGCCGAGCGCGTCACGTTGCGTCTGATCTCGGACGAGACGTTGCGCACCTCGTCGTCGTCGAGGCCGTTGAGCCGCCAGAAGGTCGGCGTGCCGGCGAAACCCTCGACCGCCGAAGCGAGCTTGATGGAGCTGTCAGTCTGCTGGGCCAGCGTCGGCATGGCGGGGTTCAGGAAGTGGACGGACACGCCGCAGGCGTCCTCGGCCTCCTCGTAGGAGCACCCAAGTTCCGTGGCAATCGCTGCGGTCGCGGCATTCGCCAGCGCCGCCTTGGCCTCGCGGATGAAGCTCTTGCACTTGAGGATGAGCGGCTCGTTCTCGGCGTAGATCGCCTCGGCGGAGCTGGGGTTGTCGCTCATGATGCCGAACTGCCCCACGTGGATGCCGGTCGCTGCGCTCATGCGCTTGCACAGGTTGCCGAAGTGCTCGGTCATGGGCTGCATGCTCGGCTGAGTGAGCTGGCCGAACTGCGGAATCGTGCCGTCCTCGGTCTTGGTGACCTCGAAGATGGAGCCGATGAAGGCGCTCCATTTGGTCTTGTCGGCGAACGCGTCTCCGTCGGTGCCCAGCAGGTACTTCTGCGTGGACGCGGCGAACGCGGCGGCGATCTCCTCGTTGACGTTGGCGCGCATGGCGCAGTCGATGTTCCAGCGCACCTCGGAGTTGATCCTGGACACGCCGAACGGTCGGTCGTCGTCGGGGTTGTGCGGCATGACGAACATGGGCACGGCGCCCAGGCCGTGCTCCACGTACTCCGCCGCCCACTCGTTGCGGCGAACCTCGCGGATGCGCACCATGCGGTCCGGCAGCATCACGTTGACCCAGTCCGGGCGGTCCGTGGGCCGCCCGCGGTCCTTGGCGAAGGAGACGACGAACATGCCGGAGGACAGGCACTCGTGGACGTCGTCCCAGATGCCCGTGCACAGGGTCGGCGGGTACGCCGAGATGCGGGCGTGCCCGTCCTCGTCCGCCGTCACCACGAGCATGGAGAAGCAGTACTTGAGTGCGGAGTTGACGGCCTTGCCGACGCGCGTGGCCATCTTGTTGCGCTTGGCCACGGAGGTGAGCAGGCCGTCGAAGTCCTCATCGTCGGGGCACGTGAACCCGTCGAAGGCGATGTGGTCGCGCATGACCTCCACGCACTTGTATCCCCAGCCGCACGCGACCTCCAGGTCGCGCAGCGAGTCGGGCACGGCGATGCCGAGGTCCTTGAGCATGTTGCGCGCCTCGTAGTAGTCCGAGCGCAGGAGGTTGCCCTTGTAGTGGGTCTGCCAGCTGTTGAGCAGGCAGCGCACCGTCTCGCGGTCCTCCTCGAGCAGGCCGTCGGCGGACGCCACGGCGTAAGGTATCGAGATCAAGTGACCCTCGCCTTCATTCCGGGTTTTCTCTTCGATGTGTTAAGCGCGAGCAGCGCCAGCCCCGCGGCCTCGATGGGCGCGGCGTTGTCGCCGCCGAAGCCCCAGCCGCCGCCGGAGCCGATCTTGCGCTTGGGGGATGTCTCGGCGGAAAGGTCGAGCGCAGGGCACGCAATGTGCGTGACCGAGCCCGCCTTCGCGCCGGACGAGATGAGACTTGCGGCGGTCACGGCCTGGTCGGTGCTCGGGCGCAGGATGTAGTCCTTGGGCATGCCCATGCCCTCGAGCTTGTCGCACAGGGCGCCGGCGCCTGCCTTGCCGTCGATGGCGACGCAGGCGTACCTGCCCGCCCTCGCGGCGATCCAGTAGGCCAGCCAATCCGTGCTGGGCTCCGGGTCCTTGCAGAAGGGAAGCTCAACATGCACGGTCGGCGAGCCGGGCGGCCGCACGGCGCACGCCACGGCGACGGTCGAGCCGTCGGCGCTGAATCTCACGCCGGCGCAGATCCTGCAGTCGGCGTTCAGCTCGGGGCCGCTCTCCACGAGGCACTCGCCCCATGCGTCGGAGCCGATGATGGGCTTCTCCACCTGGTTCTGTGGGGGCAGCCAGTAGCCCAGGTACTCCTGGGCGGCGCCAAGCTCGTCCATGTCCTTCATGCCGGTTCGGATGGCGCGGATGTCGGCGTGGTAGCCGAGCGAGGGCATGACCTCCGGCCAGCGGCTCTCGTCCCAGATGTCGCCGACCTCCTCGACGCCGTACTCCAGCCAGAGCAGATCGGACGCCTTCTCGCCGCCCTCCCATGCCTGCCGCCGGAGGTTCTTGAACACCTCGGCGGGTTGCCGGCGCGGGTCGGCGTTCCGGCGTACACGATCATCAGGTTGTGCTTGGCGCCGGACGTCGTCGTCGGGTTGATGACCTGGGTGTGGATGCCCGTGAGCTCCTGGGCCTCGTCGTATATGACGATGTCGAAGGAGAAGCCCAGGCGCGAGGACTTGGTTCTCGTCGAGAACTGGATGACGCCGCCGGAGCTGAACCGCATCCATTCCTGGCCGGTCTGGGAGCAGACCTCGACCAGGAGCTTGCGCCAGCGCGGGATTCCCTCGGACGTGTCGCCGGGGCGGCGGCCGAAGATCTTGCGGAAGCGGTCGACCATCTCCATGGTCGTCGAGTAGTTGTGCTCGGTCCAGAGCACCTTGTAGCCGGCCAGCGCCGCCATGACCGCGACCCACACGATGATGTCGACGGACTTGCCTTGCTGTCGCGGGATGGAGATGCCGACACGCGGGTGGACCCACTTGCCGCTCGCGTCCACGGCGCCGATGTCATGGGCGAGCTGCTCCTGCCACGGCACGAGCTTGTATCCCATCGTCGGGGCGAGCTCGACCGCGAGGGAGCCGATGGACCTCTCGTAAGGCTGGACGAGGCGAAGCCTCGGCTTAGCCGAGGACGTCGCGCAGGACCGAGACGGCGTTGATGATGACATCGTCGCCACCGTCCTCCCCAGCCCCCTCTATTCGTTCAATCTGCTCGAGCGTCTCGCGGTACTCCTTGGCGAGCCGGGCCGCCTGGCTGGGCTCGGCGTCGTATAGCTGTCGCTCGATGACCTGCCGCACCCACCGGAGCCTCCCGAGCGTGTCCTGGCGGCCGTCCGGGCCGTCCGCGGGGGGCGCCGAGACGCCCGCGCCCACGGACTCCCCCGTGGACTCGCCGGTCGCGATCTCGCCGCTCTCCTTCATTCTCTTGATGAGGGCGCACACGCCCGAGCGCGACCGCTTGAGCTTCTTCGCGATAGCCGCAGGTCCGAGCGCCGGGTACGCGTTTCTGACGAACTCCCGCTCGTCTGCGGTCCAGGGCTTGCCCCTCGGCTTCGTGGACTTCGTGGACATTCCATGCACCTCCCGGTATGGACTCGGTTTCGGGGCCTGCGCAAAAAAGGCGCAATGCCGTGGGGCGAGCCTTCGGCCCCGGGGAGGGGGCCATCCCCCAGGGTCGGGTCACCATGGCAGCGAGGTCGAGCAGCCGACGTCGCGGGGGCGCGGCGATATCGAGCCGTTGAGCGCGGCGAGGCTCTTGTTGCCGCGCCGCTCGTTGCAGATCCGGTGGGCCGGCGCGACGTTCGCGCGGTCGATGGGCGAGCCGCCCTTGGACACGGGCACGATCTCGTCCACCTCGAAGCTCATCGGGTCGCCCGCGGGCAGGTCGTAGTCGATGGCCATGCCGCAGATGTGGCATGGCAGCCCCTGCGCCTTGAGCCAGGCGCGCACCTGCCGGCGGGCGTGGCCATTGGCGTAGCGGGTCTTGGTGGCCACGCCTAGCGCTCCACGGGAGAGCGACCCCGGTTGGCCATGCACTCCTCGAGCCCCGCGTAGCGCAGACGCTCGACGGCTTTGCCGGCCCCCTTGCACTTGCGCCCGCCCGCGCGGCGGGCGATGCCCAGGGCGCGGCGGAATGCCCACGCCATCACGGTGTCGTACCTGTTGGCGGCACGGACGATAGCCTCGCGTGTGACCACGGACCCACCTCATTACGTTGTCGTTCCATAGAAAGGCCGGGGTCCCTGAACTGCTGAAGGGAACCCCGGCCACTCATCTGTGCTTCCACGCACATCCGACCCGCACACCGCGCGGGCGGCGCTGCGAATCGACACCCTAGTTATATCCCAATCGCAACGCGCAACGGCACGCAATCGCGCGCAATTGTCGGCAATCGTATGCAATCACGCGCAATTGTCGGCAATCACATGCAATAGTTGGCAATCACACGTAATGACATGCAATAGCGAACCAAGAGAAAGGCCCCGACCGCACATGGCGATCGGGGCCGACATGCTGACGCGAACCAGCACTTGTATTATACGGCGACGGGAGCCTCTTTCGGGCGCCCAGCCTTGGGTGAATCGGCGAGTCTGGCCTCGACGGAGGCCTTGGACACCATGCGCTTTGTGCCGTCCCTCCACGAGTCGAGCAACCCCGCGCCTATCAGCTGCGACACCCTCGCCGAGCTGACGCCGAGCATGCGGGCGGCATCTGCGGCAGTGACGGCGGGAATGTCACCGAGCTCGCGGCTGACGGCGATGGCGATGATCTTGCCCCCGTTCAGTGGCTCATGGCCAAAGTCGGGCGCGGGAAGGTCGACCCCGCCCATGAGGTGATCGTCGACCATGCAGGCGAGGTAGTCGGCCGCGCTCGCGACGGCATCGTTCAAGTCGGACCCGAACGTGCCGCCTCCTCCGAGCGAACCGCACGGCACGGCATCGACCATGCCTCCAGAATCAAAGAATTCGAATTCCCATACGTAAACCATTCACGTCTCCTTTACGTGGGCGATGCAAGACGTAGCCCCAAAGGGGCGGGGCTAACGAAGCCCCGCCTGTCTCAGAATCCTCTTGGCTATCTGGTCCTCGATCTCCCTGTGGCGCTTCACCAGCACGAGTTTGTCGCCCTTGACGAACTTCTCGTGGTTGGTGCCGCCTTTGGAGATAAAGCCGGCTTCCTCGAGGATGCGGACCAGTTCGCGTCTCTGCATGTCACCTTCTTTCTATCGACAACTATATATTAGCATATCCTAATAGTTATTACTATATAAATCTTAGCTATTATTAAGTTATATCTCGGCAGCTCCTCGCCCTTGTCGCGCACGGGCGAGGCCGGTGAGGTCCACCCAGTCAACAGCCGCAGACAGGTCTGCCTGTATGGACCTCACCGACACCCCGAGCGCCCCCGCGATCTCCTGCAGCGTGCGGTCCTCGCAGTAGCGCAGCTCCAGCACGTCGCCCCAGCGCTTGCCGGGGTTGGCGGAGCGCACGCCCGCGCAGAGCTCGCGTCCGCGCTCCACTTCGCGTCGAAGCTCGGACAGCTCGGCGCCACTGCGGCGCTCGTAGTCGATCCGGTCGTCGGTGGACCTCATGAAGTCCGTGCCGTGCGCGCCCTTGCCCACGGCGTCGTAGCGCTGGGCGCGCACCTGCTCGCGCGCCTGCATCGACTCGATGACCGCCAGGCGGCGGTCGATGCTGCGCTGAGCGGCCCGTACAGTCTCCAAATATTCACGTGCATCCATGTGACCTCCCGCGTGGTACCATGCTCTACGCCATGTAGAAGATGCCGGGAGGCGTCTTTGCCAAAGGCCGCCGGCGCTCCAACGCCAGCGGCCTTAATTATATATCTACCTGCTGTAACTCAATATCTCATCGCGACCTCACGCCGCATGGCCATGATCTCGTCGTGCGCCGGGCCCGTAGGCGCCAGGTAGCGGTCGACCTTGTCGCGCTTCGGCTTGGTACCCTTGCGGCGGGCCTCCTTCGCGCGGTCCTGCTCGTGCCTGCGCCGGCAGCCCTCCGAGCAGTACTTGGCCTTCGGCGCCTGCGGGATGAAGGTCCTCCCGCAGACCGCACAGCTCCTCTCCTGCACGTCCCACATAACGGTCATCTCATCGACCTCCTGAGCCTGCGGGCGCGGCGCGCCTCGATGCTCTTGCGCACGCGGCGGTTCTCGGCGAGCATCCGCCACAGTCTCTCAAACAACCTCATCGCTTAGCCTTCCTCGACATCTTGAGCGCGCGGGCCCGGTCGCGTTCCAGCGCACGCGCCCTCCGCTCCGTCTCACCGATCTGCGCCGACGTCACCCGCGGCGCGTCGGCCCGTCCATGCACGAGCGCCCGGCGCGCGGGGCCCGAAACCAGATCGGGCACCATGCGCCAGGCGGTTGCGCGGAACAAGTCGGTCGCCGAGCGGATCACCGGCTGTTCCAGCTGTCCGCGAGCATGGCGACGGCCTCTTTTTGCGAAGTCGCCATCATGTGCCCCCACGCGATACTGTTGGACATCCCGCAGGAGGGACACGTCACGCTCATCACATTGGGCCGGTCCAGGGAACGCTCACGCACGTCCTCTACCTTAGGCTCGGCCCCGCACCTGGGGCACGCCTTGAACTCGGCATCGTTAAAGGTCACAGCTCTCTCCCATCTCTCTGAACTCGGCCTCATAGCACCTCGGGCAGACGGCGTAGCCGAACCCGAGGTCGTTGTGGATCAGCCGCGAGGTGTAGCTCTCGCCGAACGCGAGCTCGCACCCGCACTCCGCGCAGTCGACAACGGTCGAGAAGTCGTCCGCGCACACGCTCGCGCCGTCCGGCACGCACCAGTCCCTATACTCGGACCGCCCCGGCACCCACCTAATCGCTCGCTTCAATGAAAAGACCTCCAGTCGTGCGCCATCTCGTGTACGAGTCCATCAGCATCGCCCAGAGCAGGCAGAGCGTTGAATCCTCTCTCAGGCTTCCCGCGCCGCGCATACTAAGGTCGTATCTCAGCCGAAGGGAGCCTCCGTTGTCGGGGCAGTAGACTTGCACGCCCAACGGCAGGAGCATCTTGTCGTGCAGCTCGTCAGCAAGGTCGCGAGGGCACACGAGCCAGTTATCGTCGCCTCGGAACGTGAGGCCGTAGCCGCTCTTGAAGTCAGCCATGCACGACTTGACCTCAACGAACACGAACCGCCCATGCTCGAGCTTCATGTTTCGTCCTCCGACGCCCGGAGAAAATGCCATGAAGTCGACCCTGTGGTCAGGGTCCACCCATACCTCCCGCGCGACGAGCGCGAACCGCCTGCGGAGCTTCTTCTCCACCTTCTCGGACAGCTCTTTGGTCACATCCTTGCGGCTCATTCGTCCTCGCATCTCTTGCTTTCCAGAAAATCGGGCACCAGTGCCGCGACCATGGCGACGGTCTCGAGGGTGGTCATCTCGGTCGCGAGGGCATGGCAGTACTCAAGGACCTCAATGTCATCGACCGCAACAGGGTCTTTGCCCTCGATCGCGCTCAGCACGCCTCGTGCTTCCTCGGCGATTTCGTTAATCAGATACGTCTTCGTTTTCACATAGTCCCCGTCCGCCGTCATAAGGCTGTCGACCGCAAGTCGCTCACTCATTTCCCGCTCCACTCCTTCTCGATCTCCTTCTCCTCCGCGACCATGATCAGCGCCTTGTTGAGGCATCGCCTCGCCTGGCGCAGCTCATCGCAGATGTCGCACCCCTGTCGCAGCCCGTCGCACTCCCTGAGCGACCTCTTGGCGTCCTCGAGCCTGCCAATGGCGAGGTCGATCCAGTCGGCGGGTCCGCACGCGTAGCTCACCGCGACTCACCCCTCACGCCGAAGATGTCGGCCAGGATGTCGCCCGGCGACGCCACGAACGGCTCGGGGCTGATCGGGTCGTAGGTCACCTCGAGGTAGCCCGGGTAGCCGATCGTCACGCCCGTGGGCTCGCGCCCCGGAAGAAGCTGGTAGCCCCAGGCCACGCTCACCCTGTGCTCGTCCAGGATGGTCTCGGTGCGCTCCACGCGAAACCTGTAGCCGCCCACCCGCTCCGTGTCGTACGTGTCATCGGCCCAGGGAATCCGGTGCCTGTCGAGGGCGTCGCGGTAGGCCCTCATCACCGCTGAGATCTCGGTCAAAACCTCTCTCACTCTCCTATCTCAAAAGAATTAGGTGTTCTTTGCGCCGGGGGCTTCCCCGCCGGCGCCGTTTCCACTGCCTAGCGGCGGAAACCCCATCGCCTGCTGGCCCAGCTGCCCCGCCGGTGTTGGCACACTTTTGGCATACCTCCAGCTCGGCTTCTCGCCCCTTGCGATGGCGGCGATGTCCATCCGCAGGTCCTCCTTGGCGCGCTTGCGAGCGCGGTACTCGTCGAGCTTCTGCTTCTTGGCCAGGCGCGCGCCCTCGTCGGCGCTGATGACGTTGGCCATGTAGATCCGCGTCACATCGAGCGGCCGGCCGGCTGCGGGGTCGAAGCCGTCGAGCATCTCCCTGAGGGTGATCATGCCGACTCACCAAGCTCCCGCTCGAGG